CCAGAAAGAGTCGTAAATGGTGCTCTTGCACTTATAAAGAAAATCAAATTAAATAAGAGTGAGATGGATTGATATGAAAGAAGATTACAAGGTAGACCCACTATCAATAAAGTTTGACCAAACAAAACAAGATACAAGACGAGATGCTTGGGATAGAGATTACATGGGTCAGTATTATAGAAAAATAGAACCACCGACAACTAAAAAAATATCTAATGCAGCACCAGTATTTGTGTTTGCATTTTTCTATGTCTGTATATTAGTAATGATGGGTAGTATTAGATGACATACTTAAAAAATAGTCTTGCGCTGACAATCGTATATACAATAGGACATATGTTTATCGCTGGTACTATAGTATATGTAATGACTGGCTCTACTATATGGGAAGCTGGTGTTGTTGCACTTGTAGAACCACTATTGAACGGAGTGTGGTTCTATATACTACATAGAACATGGGTAGTATCAAATGAATAAACTTTGGAAATATTGGTGTAAGGCTATGGGTAGTCATGCATATGATGATGATAAAAAAGATGACCATGTACATCTACTGATGAGAACGCCTTGGTTTATATTACACATAGTCACTTGTCTAATGATAATCACAGGCAATGGAAGATTATTAGGGTGGTGGTGATTCCTCTATTGACAAAAGTGCTAAATAGTAGTATAATTAAGTTAACAATTGAGGAATATACATGAAATACTTTAGATATACGTTAGATGATTTAGAGAAGTCATCAGATAGAAAATTATTCAGTTACATTACATTTTTTGCTGGAGGTGGTGGTTCATCATGTGGATACAAACTTGCTGGTGGTGATGTACGATTTGTCAATGAGTTTCAACAAGTCGCAATGGATGACTATCTTGCAAACTTTCCAAAAACTCCACATCATATATGTGATGACATAAAAAATATTAGTGGTAAACAGATTATGGAAATGACTGGCCTCAAGGTTGGTGAGTTAGATTTACTTGATGGTAGTCCACCTTGTCCACCATTCTCTATGTCTGGTACAAAACAAAAAGGTTGGGGTAAAGAAAAAACTGCATATGGTATGAAACAAAAGAATATCGAAGACTTGACTTGGGAACAAATTCGCATTGTTGGTGAGATGAAACCAAAAATAGTCGTGTGTGAAAATGTCAAGGGTCTTACTATGGATTATGCATCTGAACATCTGGCACGAATGGTCAATGACTTTGAATCTCATGGTTATACAACTGTGTACAAAGTATTGAAAGGTCAAGAACATGGTGTTCCACAAAAGAGAGAAAGAGTCTTTATTGTGTCTGTTCGTAATGATGTACTTGATGCAATAGATATGCCTTTCATGTGTGTTAGTAGTGAAGTATTTCCAACACCAGAAAAAGAGTTCGTAGACATTCGTGGTGCAATCGGTGACTTACAACAAAACAATGCAAATCGTGTAGAGGCAGATGAGTTGATTGCAGCTATGATGAAAGGTGCAAAGTGGAAGTGGTTAAAACGTATGCAGAAAAATCCAGACAGAGTTATGTCTGTAGGTGATGATGTAGTAGGGCCATGGTATAGAAAAGTAATTGCACATAGAAAGAAATGGGGTAAAAGTATTCCAGAGGAGAAACATAGTTTTTATCAATCAAGACGAGTGCCTTGGAATCAAGCATCACATACTTTGTCAGAACAAGGATTGATGACAAGTCTTGCAGTTCATTTACATCCAGAAGAAGATAGAGTTTTTACAACTAGAGAGGCTGCAAGAATAATGACTTTACCAGAGGACTATATCTTTACTGGTACACTTAATCAAAACCTTGCAAGGATAGGACTTATGGTTGCTCCTCTTTGTATGAAAGACCTTGCAGATAATATCTATAACAATATTCTTAAACCATATAAGGAGTCACAACAATGAAATATATCACAGTAACCAAAGACTTGGGTAAAAAAGAAACCTATGAGGCATGGAATGGTAAGTTCCTAGATGAAACCTCTTATGACCAAGTAATTAAAGTAACTGACGAAGATGCTGGTATAATGAAACCAGTTGTATCACTTGATGGTTCTGATGTACCACTTGCATATGTAGTTACAAATGCATATGGAGATGACTCTGTAAGAAATACTTTGATGACTATCGAAGATGTATCTGTAATGAGGGCAAACTGTTCTGGCCCTATACTAGAGGAAGATATGTTAAAGAAAGGTCTAAAACTTAATGAGGACTATAGACTACGAACACCAAACTCTTATCAACTAAAAACAAGTAGTGGTAAATGGGGTATGATTGCATATTCAAATGAAATACATTCTGTGATGATAGGTTATAAAAGAGGTAGATTTACTGGTGGCATTGACTCGTCTGGTTGGGTAAAAGACAATCCTAAAAAGTGGGAAGAATTACAAGTTATATCAAAGTGGAATGAACTTGCATTTAAGAAAGCTAATAGTGATATCTATGAGAAACAAAAAGCATTTTGTGAAAATCATATAGAAAAAGAGTATCGTATTGGTGGTGGCATATTTACGACACTTTCTGCAAATCGTTATCACATAGGACAATCTGGTAAGATGGGTGCTCATGTAGACTCTGGAGATTTAAATGCTGGTATGACTACAATGAGTTGTTTTCGTGAGGGTGACTATGGTGGTGCATATCTAGTATTTCCAAGATATGGTATTGCTATTGATGCACCAGATAATTCAGTAATTATTGCAGATAGTAATGAAGTACATGGAGTTACACAAATTACTGGAACTGGACAACGATTTACTTGTGTGGCTTACTGTGATAATCGACTTGCAACCAAAGGTGTGGCTGGTAAGTCGGAAAGAAAGATAGGTAGGTTCGCAAAGAACGAGTCTGGGTCTCTGGAGGACTTTGTATAGTATGAATTTTTACACGAATGTTACTCAATGGGGTAACTTTCTCAAGGTAAGAGAAGTCGTAAATGGTCAACGTATTACTCGTAAGGTCAAGTATAAACCGACTCTATACATGGCTGTCGGAAAACCTACGGATTGGAAGACACTTGACGGAAAGTTTGTCGAACCAATTCAGCATCAAACTATGAAAGAGGCAAGAGAGTGGGTTGCTAACTATAAAAGTCACCCTGGCATGGTGCATGGTAGTACAATGTTTGCATATAATTATATTGCAGATGAGTATCCTAAAAGAATAGAATACGACAAAGATGACATACTTATTGTAACTATAGACATAGAAGTGCAATGTGAGAATGGATTTCCGAATCCTAAAGATGCCATAGAACCATTGCTATCAATCACAGTAAAAAATCACCAGAGTAAAAAGTTTGTTGTCTGGGGTGTAGGTAAGTTTCATAGTAATCGTGATGATGTAACGTATATAGAATGTGAAAGTGAATTGCATCTACTCAAGGAGTTTCTAATCTTCTGGGAGAAACATCAACCAGATATTATTACTGGCTGGAATACAGAGTTCTTTGATATACCTTATTTGTGTAATCGTATCAAAAATCTTTGTGGAGAAGATGAGATAAAAAGACTGTCACCTTATGGTGGTGTCAGTTCAAGAGATATTTATCAGATGGGTAGAACTCATCAAATCTATGACATACAAGGCATTGCTCATCTGGATTATTTTGATTTGTATCGTAAGTTTACTTATTCTGCACAAGAGTCTTATCGACTTGACCATATCGCATTTGTAGAACTTGGAGAACGTAAAGATGGTAATCCATACGAAACATTTCGTGATTGGTACACAAAAGATTTCCAATCATTTATAGAATATAACATCATGGATGTGGAGATTGTAGACAAACTTGAAGACAAGATGAAACTGATTGAATTGTGTCTGACTATGGCCTATGATGCAAAGGTCAATTATATGGATGTACTTGGCTCAACAAAATACTGGGATATACTGATATATAATTATTTAAGACAAAAAAAGATTGCAATACCACAGAAAGAATCCAAATCAAAACCAGACAAATTCGAGGGTGCATATGTCAAAGAACCACAAGTCGGTATGCACAAATGGGTAATGAGTTTTGATTTAAATTCGTTGTATCCACATCTAATTATGCAGTATAATATATCTACAGAAACACTTGTTGCACAAAACAAAGTGCCTGATATGAGTGTGGATAAGTTACTCGACCAGAAGTTTGATACAAGTAAACTACAAAAACATCATACTATTACACCAAATGGTGCCCTTTTTAGAACAGATAAGAGAGGGTTTTTACCAGAATTGAT